ATGAACGGTTCGGTTTCTTCTGGTGGGAAGCACCAGCGGATTGCGAGATTCATGACCGTGACGCTTGGGCTGAGTCGAATCCGAACTTGGCTGAAGGTTTGTTGGATATGCAAGACATGGAAGTGTCAATGATGCAAACAGCCGAGGTTGCGTTCCGCCGCTATCGGTTGAATCAGTGGGTTCGTACCGATGGTGAGTCGTGGTTGCCGAAGGGTGCGTGGGAGCAGTGTCGTAGTGAGGATGAACTTGATCCGAACATTCCTGTGTTCGTCGGCATTGACATGGCGTTGAAGCACGACTCGATCGCGGTTGTTGTTGCACAACCACAAGAGTCTGGTCGTGTTGTTGTTCGTGCAAAGATTTGGCATCCAGATGGCGGTGCGATGGATGTTTCGGCAGTCGAGCAACACATCCGCGATCTTGGTCGCGAATACACGGTACAAGAGTTCGCCTATGACCCAGCGTTCTTTCAACGCTCAGCCGAAGCAATGTCCGATGAAGGGTTCACGATGGTTGAGTTCAGCCAGTCCACTGCGCGTATGGTGCCTGCTTGCGGAACTTTGTACGAGTTCATCGTGAACGGTCGTCTCTCACACAACGGTGATCCTGTGTTCGCTGATCAGGTGTTGTCGGCCACATCACGCTCGACGGATATGGGTTGGCGTTTGTCTAAAGGTAAATCGAAACGCAAGATTGACGCTGCGATAGCATTGGCGATGGCTGTGGATCGTGCAACGAGACGAGTCGAGAGTGTTCAGCAACCAGGGTTTTTCGTAGTGTGAGGAGAGAGATGATTGTATTGTTATTGGAATTGGTCGCGATGTTGATGATTGCGGTCGGCGTATTTTACATTGCTCTACCGCTTGGGCTAATCTTTACAGGCGCATCTCTGCTTGCCTTCACCTTGGCTTGGGAGCGGTCAAAGAAAGCGGCTAGAAACTAATGTTGTCAAGACTGTTCAACCCAAGAGAGGAAGAGAGAGCGATCTCGTTTCAATCTTTGTTCGCGGCAGGTGACGCATTCCAATTCACAACGAACGCCGGCACAGTTGTCACGCAAGAAGATTCACTCAAGATCGGAACCGTGTATGCGTGTGTCCGACTAATCGCCGACTCTATCTCAACTCTGCCAGTGGACACATACATTCGTGTCGATGGTGATCGCCGTCCTTACCGTCCGCGACCTGAATGGGTTGACATGCCTGAAATCGGTGTGTCACGCACTGATCACTTCCAGCAGGTACTTGTTTCGATGCTGTTGAACGGCAATTCGTTTACTCGCATCATTCGTGACAGTCAAGGCATCGCAGGTTTGTCGGTTTTGAATCCGTTGAAAGTTGAAGTGAAACGCGACGAGTCGCGTCGCATCATCTACGTTTACGACAATCAGTACATCATCGAGCATGATGACATGATTCATCTGTCGGAGTTGCGTTTGCCTGGTGATCTTCGTGGCCGTTCACGCATCGAACTAATCAAAGAGAACCTCGGATTGTCGAAGGCATTAGAAGAGTTCGCTGCAAGGTTCTTCGGTCAAGGTTCACATACTTCTGGCATCATCGAGTTCCCAGGCAACCTGACCCGTGAACAAGCCAAGTCGCTTGTTGACGGATTTGAAGAAGGTCACAAAGGTTTGCGCCGCTCACACCGTCCAGGCATCCTGTTCGGTGGTGCGAAGTACACGACAACTTCGGTCGCACCAGACGACTCACAATTCCTACAATCACGACAGTTCGCAGTTGAAGAAATCCTTCGTGCGTTCCGTGTACCACCATCGATGGCTGGTGTGATTCAGTCAGGTGCGCAAGCGTATGCTTCGGTTGAAATGAACGGCATTCATTTCGTGATGCACACACTCCGACCATACGTCACCAAGATCGAAGACGGATACTCGAACAAACTTCTCACCAATGGTGCGTTTATGAAGTTTAACCTTGATGGTTTGATGCGTGGCGACTTCGGTTCAAGAGTCGCAGGATATTCATCAGGACTACAGGCAGGCTGGTTGTCAATCAATGATGTTCGCCGATTCGAAGATTTGCGTCCAGCTGATGGTGGCGATGCTTACCGTGTACCGCTCGCCAACGTCGATCTTGCCGCTGCTGGACTCACGGAGCTTGACCGCAAAACGATGATGGCTCAACGCCTCATCAACGCAGGTTTTGAACCAGCATCCGTATTGAAAGCACTTGACATCGAGCCGATCGTTCACACTGGTGTCGCACCAGTTCTCTTGCAACAAGTCACTGAGCCGACACCGACCTATGATGTGAATCAGCGTGACGTGAATGTGACGATGCCTGAGGTGGTTGTGAATGTTCCACCGGCGAACGTGAACGTGGCCGCACCTGTCATCAATGTTCCTGAGACGGTGGTGCGTGTGAACGTGCCTGAGAACAAGCCGACTGTGCGAACTGTTGAACGTGATACCGAAGGTAGAATCTTGACTATCACCGAAAGGGTTGAAGAGTAATGGCTACAGGTTTATCTGCTTATCTTTGCAACTCGTTTCTTGACGCGCTCGGCAATGCGACCGCATATTCGGTGACGAACGTGTATGTGAAACTTCATGTTTCGGATCCTGGAGCAAATGGCACAAGCGGAGCGGCAACAGAGACGACACGCAAAGTTGTTTCGTTCGGTGCAGCGTCAAACGGTGCGATCACATCCGATGCAGATATCAGTTGGACAAATATCGCAGGTTCGCAAGACGCAACACACTTCACCGCTTGGGACAACATCAGTGCCGGCAACTTCTTGTTCTCAGGCACGATCACAGGCAACGCCTACACAGCTGGTGACACTTACACAATCTCATCTGGCAATCTGTCTGCATCTTTGACCGTCGCTAGTTAGTAGGCCGCGATGGCGGTCAAAAGATTCCTGCTCGACACGAGCGAACTGAACGACGCCACCACAGGACTCGATGGTCCATCAGCGTTCATTCTTGACGCATCAACACTGAACGGTACAAATGTTCTTGATGGCGGACAGTTCTTAACCACAGCCGCAGGTTCAGCGTCACTTGGTGGAATGTCGGCGACGGCGACAACGATCGTCACACATTCGGTTACGGCTTCAGCGTCGCTTGATGGTTTGACAAGTACCGCGACTGCCACAGTTGTTCTGCCTGCGATAGCGTCTGCCGATCTTGGTGGTCTTATTGCTTCGGCGACCACAACAGTTGTCCTACCGGCAACAGCCTCAGCAACTCTCGGCGGTCTTACTGCTTCGGCCACTGCCACAGTCGCACTACCCGCAACCGCATCGGCTGACCTCGGCGGTCTTGCCGCTTCGGCTGTCACAGCAGTCGAACAGAACGCTGTCGCGACAGCGAGCCTTGGCGGTCTAATCGCCACAGTTGATTCAATACCGACACCGCCAGAACCTGAGCCGACACCGACACCGTCTGGTGGTCGCAGAGTTTATTCAACGACACCACGCAAGAAGATTGAACCCGTCATCGAGCCAGTCGTGGAGATACCGGTCATTGAACCGAAACGACGCTATGCGGTTGCTTCAACATCGTTGACAGGGATGCAGGCACAAGCGACAAGCACTATCACATTCAGCATCTTGGAAGATGACGCTGAACTACTATTGATGATCTGAGGTAACAATCATGCCAATCACAAACGGATCAATCGCAGTCGGCACAGCCGCCACACTCATCACACACAGTGGAGTGAACCCAGGACAATTACATGTCAGCAATCTTGACAATACCGACACAATCTTTGTTGGCGGTGCGACGGTCGCGGTAAACACAGGTCATGCGTTGCAGAAAAGTTCATCAGAAGACTTTGTCATGTACCCAGGACAAAGCATGTACGCGATATCAAGCAAAACAGGCCACACAGTAGCATTCACGCTCATCACTCCGTAATGCCTTACTTCATTACCGACAAATCACCAGATTGTTCTGGGTGGGCAACCATCAAAGAAGATGGTGAAGTGATCGGCTGTCACACAACGAAACAGGATGCAATCGATCAGATGGTCGCGGTGTCTATCGCCGAGGATATGGAACCTGGTGGCGAACGTGCGTTGCCTGACAACTATCGGCCTGCGTTGTCACCAGATGTTCCTGAAGGTCGTGCTTGCGGTAACTGTGCGTTTTACGATGATGACAATGTGATCGCAGATGGCGACAATCTCAAAGCATGGTGCGAGAAGTGGGATGAATATGTTGACGGCGGATTCTATTGCAACGCATGGCAACCACACGAAGAAGAGATGGAAGAAGAAGAAGAAGAAGAAGAATCGGTACGTCAGGTATCTCTTGAGATACCTGTCTACATTCGTACCGCAGCAAGAAAAGGATTGGACTACTACGGTCAAGGTCTTGCGGGTGAAGGGCTGGTCGATAGAACCGTTCGTGAGGCACGAGACATGGCGCGAGGCGACATCACCGAAGACAAAGTCGTGCGAGCGAACGCATGGGCGCAACGACACGCCGTAGACCTACAAGCACCAAAGAACTCGGATTCGACCGACGACCAGTTCCCTGGTGCGGGTGCGGTCGCACATTACCTGTGGGGCATCAACCCGTTGAACCCTCAGCCGGCACGAGATTGGTTCGCAAGAAAATCTGAAGCAATCCAATCCGAACGCGCACCAGCACCACCATCAGACCAGATCATCGGTTCAGATAAGAATCCGAAAGGTTCAGCGAAAGCTCCTGCTGGGTCGGACACAATCGAATTGACCGAAGC